ATGACATGCACCGGCTTTCGGAAATGAAAGCCGGTGTCATGTTCATACAAACGGGGTCAAGAACTAGGCACTGCCCAGTTGGAGCCCAACAACTGGTCCGGCTGCGCTAGCAGAACCTAGGTCATGCCACGCAGCTGCTGCACGAATGGATCCAAAGAAACCAACCTGACCGTATTCAATGTATCGGTCGGTTGATGACGCAAGTTCGAAGTTGCGTCGCAATCCAAACGCACCGGCACGGCTCATGTCGCCAAACAAAACGACAACATCACCCGCATCAGCTGAACTACCGGGCATCGCTGTTGAAAGCGTGACAGGATATCCAAGGAAGTTTGCACCCGCACCAACTTGCAGCGAGGAAACGCCTTGGGCAAGATCCAAACGCTGTAGAACTTGGTGATAAATGTAGGGACTGCAAACGAAGCGTGCGTTGTCCAGAGCATATCGTGGACAAAGTGCAAGCAATGTCGTGAAATCATTAACGCTGACTTCAGATGGCAAGTTTGCACCGGCTGCACATTCATGGATTGAACCAGCATTGGAAGCAATGCCGCTTGTTGAATCCAAAATACCTGTGATGGATCCGTAAGAACTTGAGCCATCGCCGTTTACAACAGCTTCAGTCAATGCCGCTGTATATGTTGTGGCGAATTCTGTAACAACCATTTGTGCAAGATCGATCACCGAGTCGGCTACCAGTTCGGTAGAAACTCTTGTGCCGGTTGCATATTTGGAAGCGACAAGTTGGATCTGCGTCGCGGTTGCGTCGCTGGTGCTGATTTCTGCATTCTCAGCAGTCCAAGCCCCAGAAAATCCAGCTGTTCGTTTTGGAATCAGCAGCGTGTCTGAAACCATTGGGAACTGTTGCATGTCGTTATATATCTCGTCTTTTTCTTCGACATTGCGAATGAGCGTATCAGACAAGATATCATCGACGAACGCTCCGCCTTTTGTGGCTGATGCTCCGCCCATGGCACGAGATTCAACGTTATTGTTTTCGCACCATTCTCTGGCGGATTCGTTGCCAATTACATACCCTGCAATAAATTGTCCGCAACGGTAAGCAGCTTCAACCGAATCAAAATGTCGCAGGCGTCGCCCGTATCTTACTGGCTCCGGCTTTGCGACTTCCCGTGTATCAACTGTTTGCGGCTGATCGAGTGCGGTGCAACGGTTTACGATTGCGTCTAGTTTCTGACGAGCTTCAACAACTTTTGTTGCAGCTTCTGCGTCAGCTGTAAGTTCTTCGGCTCTTTTCATAAGCCGGTCAAGATCCGCGTCACGCTGTTCAATAACAGCTGCGTCATCAGTTTCAACAGCACGCAACGCGTCTATTTCGTCAGCAACTTGCCGACTCTCTTTTTTGATTTGGTCTAACTTCTGCATCGGTTAGGACTCCTGAGAATAGGTTGTTAACATTTTCAAATTACCAAGACAAAAAACCGTCTTGTTGTAAATTACAACCGACGACGATGAATTAAGTGCGATGGAACGGTGACGCGTTTCTTGTATGGGCATTGCTTGCACTCTAAATATTGAACCTGTGCAGATCCCTCGCGTTTGCTTGCTCTGCAACGCATCAGACAGCCACATTTCTGACAGATCCGTTCAGACACGGCGCAACCATTGAGCAACATGACCAGCACGCGCAAACAACGGACTTTTCCGCTGATCGGCTGGTTGTTCATCGGCTCCAGGCACAAAACCATATCGTCCGCAACATTTGCCGTAGGGTTTTCCGCTTCCGCAAACGCACGAGTCATCTTTGCTGGCGTTCATAGCTTCTAACGCTCTTTGACGAACAGCCGCTGATGTTTCAGGGTAAGCCGGAGAAACGACCGGACAAACATCGTATAAACCTGAGCATCGTTTTACGATTCGCCGGGCTCCGTCGTCGCTGCGTTCGTATGTTTCATCATCAGGATTTACGGTAAATGCAAATGATGAACCGACAACATTCTTCAACCTGATTGCTTCTAAAACGTCCGAGCGTGATTCCGGCACAGGATAGACCGTGTATCTCAATCCCCTGTCATCTGTCGACAGCTTCAGCGTTCCAGCTGATTGTCTGCCCATGATCAACGACGGGTCGTGATTGAAACAAGCAATGCAGTCCGTGTTCGGATCTTTTAAAACATCATCAAAGCATCCGCGTTGTAAAACTTCTGTAAATCCACCGGGTAGCGTAACGCTTTCGCTGTCATATAGAGCAGCGTAGCCGGTTAATTTTGGTCCGTCGCTATCGTCTCGGATCTCAACGGTTTCTAAAATGCCACGGCGTTCAATATCAGTCATTTTGCTTTTCTCCTTGCTGCTCTGCGATGGATTTCACCGTCACAAACTGGCTTTGCATGTATCGTTCATTTCCTTCTGGACCTATCGGGTTCATTCCTTCAGCTGCACGAACTTCGTTTATGCTCATAACCCCGGTCGAAAGCATCTGTGCGTAATAGGCTGAACGCGCGCTTGAGTCTGCACGCATGAATGCGTGAACATCATGCTCCGCAAAAATGGTTTCGTCGTCGATAAGATCCCGTGCAATTGCGTTTTCGATTCGTCGCAGATGCGGCAAAAGAGAATACGTTAAAAATTCCCGTCCCTGCGCTTCAATGTTTGAATACGTCGCCCCCTCGAGGCTCTGCACAAGATGCGGTGGAACTCGGAACGCGCGACAGATTTCAATGACAGACAGTTTTCTCGCGCTGATGAACTGGCTGTTCTCATTTGATCCAGTTAGTTCGTGAACTTTTAACCCATTTGGTAGCACGGCTGTTCGATGCGCTCTGTCTGCTCCGCGATGCAACCGTTCCCATTGTTCGCGTATGCGTTCGGCTGCGTCTGTTGGAATCGGTGCGTCGCTTTCCAAAACGCAACCGGGTCGGGCTCCGTTGCTGAAATAAGTGAGCCCGTGTTGTTCTAATGCACGCGCGTGAGCAATGGCGTCGCTTATCATCTTTGGTATGCACATGCCATTCAGCCCGTCCAACGATGGCATCCGTAGGTGAAATATCTGACGCGGCTGATAGATCGTTTCACGTGCGTTAGGTTCTTTGTAAACGTATCGCAAAGATCCGTCCGACAATCGCTCAACAGCCATTCTTGACGGGTGCAATGGCATCAAGTCGGTGACAACGCCGGGCTGATTGCGCACAATTTGACAAAAACTGTTTCCATAGAGCAGGTAATGTAAAATAATTTGTTCGCGCAACTCCAAACTTGTTTGTTCTTCGTTGGGTCGCTTGTGCAAAATATTGTAAAGCGGGCTGTCAGTCGCTTTGATCTTTGCGTTATCTGAATCCAAACGGTAAAGATGCAACGGTAAACTCGCGCACGATTCAGCAATGACGCGGATACATGCCATGACAACCGGCAACTCCGGTGCTGTCTCTGGCGTTTCGCGTCGAATTGCGTTAGATCTTGCCAACGCTGAGAAATCGAACGACCGTAAACTTTTTATTTTGAACTCTTGGCTGTTGTTCGTATCAATCATATCGAGTAAATGTTCCAATCTGGGTCGGGCTCTGCTGTATCAGATTGTTCACAAGCTATCGCGTTGACTAGAGCAGCTATCGGGTCAATACGCTGGGTGCTTTTTTGTTTGCTCGGTTTTATATTGCCTTGGTGATCGCTCTGCACGCTAACAGCAAACGCAGCTGCGTGGGCTGCTTTGTTGTCGTCTATCCTTAATCTACCATTGAGCACCCGCGTTTCTGTGAGCTTTGTTGCTGGGCTTAATGTCCCGTAGCCTTGGCGAATATTGCAGACGCTGACGTTTTCGGCTGCTAGGTTTTGGGAAAGCATCGTTGCGTTCCATGGATCTACGCCTAACAGTTTGATTGGACAGTCTTGTTTCGCCATTTCATCAAACAAAGAAAGGATGTCAGATTGAATTGTTTGGTAATCAATTGCGTCGCCGTCTGTTGGCTTGATGAATCCGTCGCGTGCCCAGCCAACGTAATCAACTTTGTCCCGAACAGACCGTTTTTCGATGGCATCAGCTGGACACCATATTCGCCAGAAAACGTCACAGCTGTCATCGTCAGGATCCGCAACAACGACAGCCAGTGCCGACAAATCAGTTGTCGAACTTAGATCGAGCCCAGCATACGCGGTGCGTCCGGCAAAATCTTTGTGCGGCTGCACGCACGACATCCATTTGCGCGGGATAAAAAACGACGTTGCTGATTCTGTCCAGACATTCAGCCTATACCTTTTGAACGACGATATTTTTTGCGGGCTGTTCTCAGCTTCTTTGGCATCAGCTGCGAACGATTGCAATGAAACTGTGTGCCCTAACGACGGGTTCGCTTTTTTCCACGTCGCTTCTTTGAATGGATTCCCCTTGCCACCGCTGTAAATGCAGCCGTAAAAACTTGGATCGATGGACGGGTCAGCAATTACTCGTTCTGCGTATTGGTGCTGTTCCCAACAAATCGTTGTCCGATCAAAGCCAGCTGTTGTCACGCTTAACAACATTGGTTGTTTTCTGGCTGCTCCGCCATATCGAAGTGCGTCCCATTTGGTTGTTGCCCCGACCTACGCCGGGGCAACAACCCATAAGGCGCGAGACTTTTGTGCGTGTAACTCGTCGAATAATAACGCGTGGATATTTAAACCTTCTGCTCTGAAAGCGTCGGCGGACAAGACCCTGTAAAAAGAGTTTGTTTGTTTCATCATGATTGTCTTACGGCTGTCGATAACCGTGAGAATTGAACTCAAAGCTGGAGAACTTTTAACCATGGCAGCAGCTTCACGGTAAATGATTGACGCCTGTTCGCGGTCGCTCGCTG